TAAGCCACACAAACCAGTCGGGAGGGAGGAGTAACACGCAAAGCATGACTACGATAGAATCTGACGCATTCCGTAAATCAACGGTAGCGCTTCCCCTTAAGAGAGCCCACAAGGCTGCCTCTTGGTTGTGTTCTTGCGAACTCAGATCTATCCCGACGCGTCGTAACCTCGATCTAATATACTGACCAGTTCCCTGCTGCAAATATCCATTTGCAGTAGGTTGCATATCAATAACTCGATCGATATCGTACGTTTTAGGGACTGTCGAGAACCTGGAGTGCTCTTGTACTTTAAAGAAGTCTTTGAGAAGTGAGCAAGGCCCGTCAGGGTAGATACCAGTTATGGCTTCTATCCAGTTGGGATCGCTCTCGATCAAAATCTTCATATATTGTACCGCACCTTGGGTCGCCGACATGCAGCTAGTCATCTTTTTGTCCCGATACGTGCCACGCCGATGATCGGCAGTAGCACCCGGGCCCCATTTGCACTTCCGAAGAACTGTTCGTACGTCGAACGCGCCGAGTACAGATTGAAGTCTTTCCTGAGCCATCGAAATGATGGTTATCAAGTCAGTGCCGGGGAAACCGGAACCTTCAATTAATGCTCGAATGCGTTTGTTCGTATTTTCGTTCTTGGCCTCGATATTGTACCAGTTATCGATAGCAGCTTGCTTAGGCTGAATGTCCTTACTACTCCACCCCTTCCATTTAGAAAGGAGCTTTGATATAAAGTAATCATCAGCGAAAACTCGCGTCTCAGTGCAATCGTAGTCAACAGCAATTTTGGCAGGGATCCCTAGGGAAACCTGTTTGGAAAGCTCCAAGCTACGGGGTGACTTGATACGCTCACATATTGAAAGTATCGCACTTTCAAATGCACTATCACTAGTGTAGTGAGACATCCATTTGCCTTTCTTTTCAGTTCAAACTACGATCTATAACTAACTTGCGTTAGCTATAAAACTTCTCGCGATCCTCGATCATATTCTTGATCCAGGTAACCGCCGGCAGGGCTGTATGCATCTTAACAAGATGCTCACAATCCAGCGCGACGGCTCGCTCGGGTAGGATGAATTCCTGAAAAGACCTTGGAATGTATGCAACAGTCGGTGCCGGCGCGATGCCGGTAACCGTGTTGTTGCTCAACGTTTCCAAGACGGGCTCGTGGAGACCAAGACGGATACGATAGGTTCGATCCTTAGAGCTTTGACCGGCGTTGGCCGGCGGAGGCTCTTTGAATTCGACAGAAATCTTCCAGTAACCGATTGCGTTCGTTTGCGAACGGTCGATTAGCCAGAGGATCCCATTCGTATCCACACCACTGGGGTTAAAGGTATGTGCAACCGGGGTACCGGCTGCGTCGTTCAGCACAATTGCTGCAACTTGGGGCATTTAGTGCTCCATCTGGCGTAGACGCCGTTGATTCCGCTTCCGCGGGATTCTCCAGTCAGCGAAGGTGCTGACTTAGGAGAGCTGCCATAGTAAGTAACTGAGAAGAATTTCTCGGCAACTTAAAAGTAGGCAGCTTGGGAAGAGGACTAGAGGTTAGCTTAAGACGCCTGAAATCAATCAGGTTCATACTAGACGAAGCATCGCTAATAAAGTATCCGCCGGAGTTCTTCCGGTTTAAACCTATTAAACGATGCGAGCACGACTCCACCTTGAGGTGGGTCATGTAACCTGACACAAAGTCAGAATCGTATAGTAGCGAAGTCTCTAGTGATCTTATCATTCCTCCTACATCGTAAAAGTAGTCCACGACAAACGAATAGGGCAGAAGCTCCCACGCTATCGATACAGGGTTAAGAGAGGTCCAACGTGAAACGTTGAGCCCGTCTTTTGACTTGTATTGCAGGTGAAATCTTACGCCTTCTAAGCAGTCGGCAGGAATAAATTTACTTTGGTCGGGTGAATCAAAGATTGCCCATAGCTTATCTACTTTCTGATTTGCAGATCCTCGAACTTGAAGTAAACCGCCCAGTTGATAGTTATATAACTCATCAAGTGCGCCGTAAACATCTTGTACTAGGGGTCTCCAGCCTAGATTGTATTTAAGCCAATTCTTCCCACTACCCTTAAGACTACCCTTTAACCACGAAGCGTTTCGCGTAACGTATGAGCTCAGGGAACCGATGGATTTAATAAGGCGACGGGTCGAGTTTAACTCGGCCATAGCAATACTAAGATCCAAAGAACCTCTAAGCTTATCGTAAACACGCTCAAGCGCAACATTGTACAGAGAGTCATAGTTATTGGGGAGAGAGTTGGATACCCTATCAAACACATACTTTCGAGAGAGGTCGAGGTTGCCGCTATCTGTATATACAGGACGACCGTTTGCGTCAAAACGCAAATCAGATCCTGTATAAGCGGTGCCTCGTTCTATC